ATGGGTAATTTTATACCCTTTTTGTTTTAATAATTTAGACCATCCAGGTCTGGCATAAGTTTCAAAGTGCGTACACTTATTATCTTTAGCCCATTTCTCAATGTCGTGCAATCTATCCTGCCAAAGTTTTCTTTGTTTTCCAGTGCAAATAAATATGTTCGCCACTTTTGAGTTTGGTCTTATGATTATTTTAGTAACCACAACACCTTTTAGTTTGGTTTCTGTTTCTTCATCCCATACCAACCATAGTTGGTAATCACCATTCACACAGCTATCATATACATCTTTCGTGCTGTAATGATGACCAGAGTATGCTAATGCTTTCGTAATAGAATCATCTACTAGACCCCATACTGTTTCTATATTTTCTTGAGGTATCTGAACAACACCAATCATGTAACCTCTAAATAACTACAAACTACATGAAGATCATCAGCATTTTCTGCTTGAACTTTTAGTTCTTCGTCTGTGTTCATTACTAAAGGGTGTGTTAATAACTCTACCGTGGTTTTTGCAGTTACGTTTGTTTGCTTAAATAAACTAAACACGGTGTTACCAGTGTTAAGAAGCGTAACTGTAATATGACAAGCATTGCTTGTATCGTCATTAGATACCAAAATGCTTTTTACAACGCTTGTTGTTGTAGCAGGTACTGTATACAATACGGTATCGTTTGTAGATGACAGATCAACTTTACTATTTTTGTATGTATGTGCCATTAGTCCTTATGTTTTGTTAAGTTAATCATTGCTGCTGCATTGTCTTCTAGTCTTTTCCAAAACTCATCTAGTGCGTTTGGATGTTCGCAGTTAGCACATTTACAAACTGCACAAACACCATTATTACCACAATGACAATGATGATTGCAGTTTATGCAAGAAACCATGCAACAACCTCTTGGTTTTCAGTGTTGTGATACGTAATAAGTTGGTTCGCTAAATCTTCAACAATACGCTGAAAGTCCTCTGCACTGTCAATGTATTGGTAAATGTATTCTAGGTTTTGTTTACTAGCCATTATCTACCACCGTTAAAAATTATCATTAAATTAATCTGTTTTCTACTTGTCTTAATACTTCTTTATCAAAACCTGTTAAATCAACTCCTGCGTTTGCTAAGAAACCTTTTGCAATACCATCTCCATTGTAATCTGCAAACTCAATGTCTTTAATAAATATTCTACGTCCAGTTGTGTCTAGTGAATGCACCACAGGTATTTTATCTATCTTGACTGATATTGGACTATCTTGAACCATTATAAATTTACCATCTTCTTTTACATAGTGACTACCTGCTACAGTTACACCCTTGTAATCATGTATTTCATCAGAGGCTTTAAATTGGAATACACCAGTAACTTCTCCACCTTTAGTTTGATCACCAAGCTTAATATCTTTTATTTTCTTTTCTGTGCCATCATGCATTTTAACTAATGTGTCAGGATCAAAACAGAAACCTCCTCCTGTCATACCTTTGTCTGCTCTGTCTCGATCAGCTTTACTTGCTTGTCTACTTGGTCCTTTACCTGAAGGACCTTTTGGTTCACTATATTGATTAGCTGCATATTGTTCTTTAACATTTAAGGCAACTTCATCAGCAGTAGGTTTACCATATTTATTTTCTATTCTATCTAATGATTCTCCGTAAGTCTCGTCACCTTTTAATAAACCTAGTAAACCAAAGTCTGTTAATTTATCCATACCTGTTGTGAACTTATAATCTAATGTGTCACGATCTATTACACTTACAGTACCGTCTGCGTTAATTCTTAAAGCAGTATTTCCAAATACTTCATTACTTATCCCTGGTCTGTTGCCTAAAAATCTTTGTAAATTTTCATAACCATCTCCACCACCTGTTCTTGTAGTTGTTCTAGCTATAGCAGGTGATGCTATAGGTGAACCATAAAATTGACTAAATGCACCTGGTGTGTATGACCCAAAATTATAATTAAAAGGGGATGTGCTTGCAGCATTTAGAACGCTTGATGCGTTAAAAGCCTCTGGTATGTATGGTGCATTAAATAAATTAGGCATTTGAAATTGGTCACCCATAAATTTATTTTGTGCTATACCGCCAAGTGGTCCAACAACGTAATCTGATGCCTGACTAGGCGTATAATTACCAAAGGGTGATGAGCTTACTCTGTCGTTTAAAACTTGAGATGCTTGTTGTAATGTGTCTAAAAATGATGTATCGCCTAACAAACCTGTTGTCATTATCTATATCCTTCTTTTGTAGCTTCTATATCAATACCTTGTGCATCATTCCATGTTGTGCCTGCTGGTATTTGCATATTAAATTTAAAATATCTTGCACTCTTATGAAACGGTATTGTTCCTGTAGCGTGCATGGTTGCGACTGGTGATGTTGTCGACTGTGAATCACCAACTCTATTTCTTAATGTAAGAGATCCAGTTGCAGATGTTGTGTCCACAATAGGTCTAACGTGTGTTACCAAAGATCGGTTTTGTGGAAATATCTCTGTCTCACCTGTGCCTATCTCACAAGCAAGGTTAGTGCCTTCAAATGTTCCAAACTTGTGATCGGTGTCAAAAACACCAAACGATCTTAACCCACCGACAAATATATCACTATCTAGTGGTACGTTGATAGCATCTAAGTTATTAGATCCTGTTGATGGGTAGTTATCTAACTCATCTACAGTAAAACCTGGAGATATGTAGTTAAATATAAACTCATGTGATAGTTCTGTAATTGACCATCGTTGAGTTTCGTAGTTGTATATAATAATTTTATCTGTTACACCACTAGCAGTAGATGGGTATGACCAACACACTAATTTATTCGCATAATCTACAGCAGCTTTTACTCTTTCTCTGTGTGCAAATCTTAAGTCTGACTTAAAAAATCTATCGACCTTACCGTTACCAATAGGTTTAGATGAGTTACCATCTGTAACTCTAAAACCATCTTCTGATAGGAAGTATACAAGATTACCAACCTTGATAACTGTTTTACCTTGTACTGCGCCTATGTTGTCCTCAATACGTCTAAAAGAAAATATAACATTACCACCACGATAATCCATTCTGGTAATTCTATTTTCTTGAAATATCAAACCAAACTGTCCGCCTGTTACACCAGTAACAACACCGCCCTCTGGCAGAGTTTCTGAGTCAGCCTGATTGACACCTGCTGTCCAAGATGTTGCGCTGTTAAATGATGACCACTGCACTTTGTTTTGTGCTGTTGGTTGAAATCCTGTAACAACAAAGTTGTTTACAACTGCTGCGTGTCTAAATGTAGGCGGTGATCCACTTAATGCTGCAAAGTCAGAAGATGTATCTAGTGACCATGCTTGCGGTGCATCTACACCATTGAAAGCAATTACTGTTTCACCAAACTTTACAAAATCCCAATAACCATTTGCAGCAGTATTGAATGTTGTACCACCACTTTCATCAACTACTGAGTTTGCAAGTATTCTATATAGTTTACTTGAGTCACCTGCAAAAATACTAACCGCACCTGTATCAGATGTAAAAGATGCAGCCCCTTGCGCTCTGTTGTCCAAAGCAGTAGCAGTTGCTTGTGTGATACTTTTAAATGGTCTGTAACTATTTACAGCAGGGTATACGTTTTTGGCTTGCGTTGCACCAGGATTCAAATGATCTGGTAAATCAGGAAGCCACTCTCCAAAAGGTACTTGCATTATTTTACGTTATCAAAATTGTTGATGTTAATTCCAGACCTTTGTACTAAAGGTGTTCCGTTGTATTTATCTTTTTCGTCTGCCTCTTCTACTTGTTTTAAGGCGGTTTCATATTGTGCTTTAAATTGTGCAACAGAACCTTGATCCATACCTCTAATAAAGGTAGATGCAAAATACAATGCACCATACAAATAAACATCTGGATGGTTTGTTAAAATATAATTAGTAGCTGTGCTACCATCAAGAGAATCAAATGCTTTATAAAAAACAAGACTGGCAGTGTAACTTATATCTGGCAACGGACTAAATCTAAAGTTTGACCCCTCTATGGAGTAGGCTTTAGGTAATCCTGTTTGTGATGAGCCTTTAGTTTCATACTGATGAAACGGTGTCATGTATTGCAAAGCAATCTTTGGGTTCTGTACTATATGAAAACTACGTACTTGCAAAAACCCTGTTGGCAATGCTTCTGTTTCTGAGTCAATAGTAAATGATGAAACATTCTCCATAGCTCGTATACGCAGTCTGCGGTTTAGGTCTGCCTCAGTCAAATCAATAAAGTCATCAATCTCTGTTGTAAGATCATCTCTAGCAAGAAAGTTTGCTATTGCAGTTTTTAAATTTGTATAAGTATCTAACGCCATTATAATCTCTTATCTCCTGTTCTAAAGAACAAAAACTCGTTACTGTTTACCATTTCTCTGATAATTTTCTTTTGATCGTCTTTGGCAACTTTATACCAATTTGAGTGACCAAATCGTTCTTTTGTTTTAATTTTTAACGCAATCAAAGGTATCTGAGCTATGCGTTGCATATCTCCTTTTTGTTCCACATTGTTTTGTGACCACTTGTTTTGTTCTAGAATATTAGTCGTGTCTTGTGTGTTTTTTACAACAAGTTTTCTTGTGCCTCGATCAATGTGTATATCTTGATTTTTGTCGTAAGGATTGTTCATACAACAACAACTGTACCAGTAACAGTAACAGTTGCTGCAAAAGTGATAGGACCTGCAAACACTGCACTTGTTATGATTTGATCTTTGTTTATTTCGGTATCGTGTTCATGTATGGTTTCACCTGCTGGTGCATCACCAATATACTGAACGCCTCCGACTGAAGTTATTGTTGCCATGTTATCTCCTATGTACTAATTGCATCCACGACTGATACCCAAACATCTATACTGTCTGCTGTACCAGCTTGCCCTTTTAGAATATCTCCACTTTGTAAAACAAATTTAGCTCCACCTTGCACTAGCTCTACTGAACTTGCTGGCGGTATTGATAAATCCTTTACAATGTATCTTGTTGTAGAACCACCTTCAGATACAAATACACTTACTGTAACTGTAGTGGTTAAAATATTTGCTAGTCTTAAACCAACAACTGCATCATCACTATTGGATGTATATATTGTAGTCGCTGAGTTTGTTATCTGAGCTC